GCCAGATGCACCTTTACCTGTTAGACCACCACCAGCACCTCCGCCGCCTGCAAAACCATACAAACCAGTGATTCCAGACGACTGGTAAGTACCGTCAGTATTATTCATTGTGGAGCACCCCGGGCTACCTATGGAACCCGCGCCGCCATTAGAACCAAATCCAATAAAAGTTCCACCCATACCACCACCACCGCCAGCATAGCTATTAGTATTACCACCTCCCCCACATGCTCCACCATTTGCCGACCCGCCAGCGCCAGCGCCATACCCGCCACCAGCCACGGAATAAGCACCTACTGACGTAGTTCCTCCAGCCGTGTTAGAGGCTCCACCACCACCAATTGTTACTGTGGTAGCTACGGTAGTGGTCACAAAACCTACGAGTAATCCACCTGCCCCCCCGCCAGCACCAGCCGCAAAACCTGCATTGCTGGAACCACCACCACCACCACCGCCAACAATCATTGCGTTGATTTGACCGCCGTTGGCAACCAAAGTCGCAGACGGTGTAAACGTGCCCGAAGAAGTAAATTCTTGGTATTTCAATTTACCACCACCGCCCCCAGCAAATGGCGCAAAAGAAGAAAGGTTGCTCATTGGATAACTCCTCGTTTAACTTTACCGATCAATTCGGTGGTTGACAGATTCTGGGTAACAACCCACCCAGCAGGTGTATTGGTGTAGACCAAAGCAAAGATCATGTTGGGGACATCGCAGGTCATGTGTTCGTCCAAGCCCATGATGGGTTTGCCGTTGCGGTGAACGATCAGTGGATGCCAAATCCAGCTTCCAAAGTAGTCGCTGATGATGATCTTGAACCCGTCCCGTGGATTGGCTGGAAGCACCAGCATACCCTTTTGCATGTTGGTATCAACGTAATAACTTCGCTCATGCTCTACGTACTCGTAGGCATACTCATCCCCAGAGTTGATGTGGAATTTGTTTTCATCGCGGAACAGCAACCAAGGCTGGAACTGAGAAGCGACCTGAATGGTCTGCTCCCTTGTTTGTTCTGCGGGGTCTTCGGGCAAGATAATCATGGCAGTAATACCCATCCTCTTGTGGCATCAGCGTAAATCAAAGTAACGCCTGCGTTGCTTACATCAAAAGTCAAGTCTGTTGCGCTACTCATAATGTTAGAACTGTTGCGGCCAATAACAGGTGTTGTCACCCCTGACACGTTGATTACATTCACCCAATCACCAGCGGCTGGCGAAACAGGTAAGGTCAAGGTCATGTCTGCTGTCATTACATAAGTGTACGAAGAAACTGCCGTAGTGTTTGTGCCAACCACAGATACGTTCTGTTTAAGCGACCCTCCAAGTGTCAAGTTGCCCGAAGTGGTAACCGTACCTGTTAGAGTCAATCCGCTAACCGTGCCCGTACCGCCAACAGATGTAACTGTGCCTGTGCCGGGGGCAGCAATGGAGGTCCAAGTAGGGACACCGCCAGTAACAGTCAACACTTGGTTGGTTGTGCCAATACTTAGCTTGGCCAGCGTTGTAGTTGTATTAGCGTAAAAGATGTCGCCTGTTGCAAAAGAAGACTGCCCCGTGCCGCCGTTTGTTGCCGGAAGAGTTCCCGTCACCCCTGTAGTTAAAGGCAGCCCCGTAGCATTTGTTAAAGTGCCAGAAGTGGGTGTGCCCAAGATTGGGGTAACCAGCGTGGGGCTGGTTGAAAGGACGTTGTTGCCTGAACCCGTAGAAGTTGTAACCCCCGTGCCGCCGTTGGCCACAGGAAGTGTTCCGGTTACGCCAGTTGTTAAGGGTAAACCCGTAGCATTAGTCAACGTACCGGATGTGGGCGTGCCCAAGATTGGTGTGACCAGCGTGGGGCTTGTGGACAGGACAACGTTGCCTGTACCTGTGGAAGTCGTGACTCCTGTGCCTCCGTTGGCCACAGGCAGTGTGCCCGTTACGTTGGTTGCCAAATTAACAAAAGTCGTGGAGCTTGTTCCTGTGCCACCCGAAGCCACTGGCAAGGGCGCAAGTAGAGTCAAAGAAGACAAGAAACTGATCTGGTCGCCAACGTCCGTGCCGTTGTTGTACATTACTGTGCGCTTGCCTGTTGGCACAGCCACACCCGTCAGGCCGGAGACCTTTACGGTGACTGCGTAGCTTGAGTTGTTGATGATGATGTATGGTTTGGCAATGGCGGGGACATTGATCGTGCCTGCTGCGGATACTGCGCCTGCTGCAATGTTTAAGCATAGCGCCCGAGCGTTCTGAGCTGCGTTGGTGTTGGAAAGCGTTAAAGTTGCAACGTTGGATGTGAAATCCGCAGACGTCAGCGTTGCTATGCCTACAAGGGCCTGCTCAATAGCCGTGCCCACGTTGGTGTTGGTGGTCGAGCCCCAAGTACCTGACTGTTCGCCGTTGGCAATCAGCTCAAATTTAAGGGTGGAATATGTGCTGGACATTTATAGCTCCTGAATTTGTGTATTTTGACAGGTTATGTACATAAAGGCCATCACAAAGTTAAAACCCAGCCGCGAGTTGCGTCTGCGTATGTCAACATAAAACTAGCGGTAGCACTGTCAATTGTTAAATCCGTTGCGGAGCTTTGGATGTTGCTTCCATTACGGGCAACCACGGGAGTTGTTGTTGCCGATGAATTATTGACTTTTACCCAATCACCAGCAGTAGGTGATGATGGCAATGTCAATGTCAAAGTGGCTGTCAAAACGTAGGTTGTGGAAGCAACCGCCGCCGTGTTTGTACTGATTACAGACACCGTATTTCGGACTACTGGCGTGATGATGGTCGGACTTGTGCTCAGTACGCTGTTCCCGGAACCTGTAGAAGTTGTAACACCCGTACCGCCATTTAAAACAGGCAAGGTTCCTGTAACACCTGTTGACAAGGGCAAACCTGTCAAGTTAGTGGCTACGCCCGATGTTGGTGTACCCAGCAGAGGCGTAACCAGTGTGGGGGATGTTGACAACACATTGCTACCGGAGCCTGTGGATGTCGTTACGCCCGTGCCGCCATTCAAAACAGGCAGGGTGCCAGTTACACCTGTTGACAAGGGCAAACCTGTTAAGTTAGTGGCTACGCCCGATGTTGGTGTACCAAGCAACGGTGTGACCAAAGTTGGCGACGTAGACAGAACGACAGAACCGGTGCCGGTTGAAGTTGTTACCCCCGTGCCGCCATAAGCAACGGCCATTGTTGTGGCGTTCCAAGTACCTGAAGCCACCGTGCCTAGAGCGGACACGTTCCCGCTTGCATCTAAGTTAACTGACTTGCCGCTTGGGTAAGTAACAAACACCGTTACCGTGCCTACAAAAGTTACTGCGCTTCCAGAGTTGCTGGACGACAGAATGGTTGTACGGGTCAGTGTTGGGCCAGTGGTGGAGTATGTGCCGATACCTGCTTCCCAGTTACCTGAAACGTCTGTAGCGGCATAGTACGTAGTGTTGGTGTTACCAATTGAGGAAAATGACTGATAGCCCGTTGCCGCGCCCAGCATCGTAAAGCTGACGGTGGTATTGGCTGTGGCCGTTTCCTGTACGCGATCTTTTAAAACTAAAGCCATATTTGTCCTTTATGCGTTGTGCAAGTCAATAACTGTCCAACCCGCATCTTCGGCAGTGTCCACAACCGCCCAGTTGGCTGTCTCTGCATCGTTAATCAGGCTCCAATAGAACACCCCAAACGACCCTAAACTTCCATCTGCTTGTACGCCAATTATCGCCTTAGAACGAGACGTTGACAAGGAACCAACATCGCCCGTAGCTGAAACCCCAGTAATTGCGTAGGCTTTGCCCGGCTGTATTGCCCCAGCCAAACCAGAAGCCTGTACTCCAGTAATCGCCACTGTGATGGCTGTGGTAACTGTTCCCGCATAACCAACCGCAGCATCGCCTAATGGCGTGTCATTGTCTGATGGTATGACTGTGCCAACAGCCCCTGTGGCTCCGACGCCTGTAATTGCATAAGACTTGCCCGGGGTAACAGAACCAACAGACCCAGTTGCGCTAACACCTGTTGGCAAGGCTTCTTTGCCCTGTTCTATATTACCTGCGTACCCAGCCGCTTGGACGCCCGTAAGGGCAAGACTCTTAGATTGCGTAACTGTACTTACAGCACCAGCAGCAGACACGCCTGTCAAAGCAAGGGATAGAGCTTGTGTTACCGACCCAACTGACCCTGTGGCACTTACACCTGTTAACGCAAACGACTGAGTTGCAGTGGTTGTCCCTGCCGCCCCAGATGCAGACACACCCGTCAACGCTACGGTACGACTAGACGAAAGTGTCCCTACCGCCCCAGATGCGGAATTTCCTGTAAGGGCAGCAACAACGGTTACCGATCCAAGATCAGCAAATGGTGCGCCAGCAAATGGGGCTAATCCGAACATGGCCCTCCCCAGACCTAAAAGTTAGATCAAGTGGTGGCGAGGCGCAACAGTGCAGTAGTCGTTGTGTTGCTTGGCATGGTCAGTGTAAACGTACCAGCCGTGATGGTTTGTGAACCAAACGTGTGGACAGACACAGCCTTGTTAGACTGAGTGCTGTTATAGATTAACACAGTATCAAATGCAGTGGACAGCGTAACGTTTGAGTACGACAAGCTGGCCGAAGGAGTCCAGTAAGCTACACCCGCTGTAACAGACGAGTTGGTTGCTATTGGAGCCGTTGCATTGGTCACTGTTACACCGCCTGCGGTGTAGTTCGTACCCGTCACTTCGCCTGTCGTTGCGTAAGCAGTTGTTGAAGCATTCAATGTAGCTGAGGCTAAAAACAAAGCGCCTTTAAACGTGTCAGCAGTAGAACCTGCACGGGTAGGGGACGCGCCAAAGTTATGGGTTGCGGTCATCAACTCACCCATAAACGAGGTGCACATGGATTGTGTGTTTGCCATGATATTTCCTTAAAAAGAAGCAGTTTCAGCGCCAGCAAATGACGGCGCTTTTTTCAGGGTTACATGCGCGGAGCGATGGACAAGTTCTCCATCTAACCAATACTCAACCCATGTGGTGAATTCATCGTCATTATCAACGGAACCTTCTTTTTTCTCAAGAAGAGAATCGTCCATGTCGCCTTTGGTTGTTGTGACCAGCATGTGTGTCCTTATGAGATACGCACGATTGCGCTGTTGGCATCGGCAGTGGGGAAAACAATTTGGAATGTGGTGTTGCTTACTGTCTTGTCTGAACCAAAGTCCAGAACCGCAACGGCTTTGTTACCCTGCGTGGAGTTATAGATCAGCGCGGCACGGGCAGTAAACGACGCGCCTGACCAACTGGTGTCACTAAAGTCTATATAGGCTGTAGGAACCCCGGCTGTGTTGTTGCCTGAAGTTGGACTGACACTGATAACCAATGTGTTTCCGCCTGCCGTATAGCCTGTGCCTACAACTTCGTCACTGGTTGTATATACAGTTGTGTTGGCATCTAATGAAGCTGCGGCTGTGTACAGCGAAATCTTAAATGTGTTGGGCGAAGTCGGGCCAAAGTTGTGGACTGCTTGGAGCAGTTCAACTCTAAATGATGTTGTGGTGGTTTGCGCAATCGACATATCAAGTTACTTGTTGGCGGTACTGGCCAGAACGATACGCGTCCCGGCGCTCCAGACCATCGCCCAAACGTTTGGCCAACGCAACTGCTTCTTTGTACTTTCCGTCGTACAACTGCATCATGTCGGTCTCACCCTTCATGTACGTGTAGGCTTCAACCAGTGAACCGTACAACAATACCGTATCAAAGTTGTCGCCAAGCCACGTTGTGCTGGCTGTGACAATGGACTCGGGGTAATAGAAGAAGTGCAACTCAACTGTGTAGTTGGCGTCGGGCTTTGGGCCCACCATAAAAGACAACTCTGTGGTGATGGTGCTGCCGGATACTGTTGGCCCAAACAAAGCGTAGTACTTGGGAAGCCCTGTGTCCGAAGCCTTGGGGTACGCCTGACGGATGAAGTTCACATCTTTGTTTAGCAAGTACTCGTAGTTTCCGCTTGCGTCAACAACCGCCAAAGAATACGTGGCCAAGTAATCTGAAGGGGCTGACAAGTACGGCGTTGTGGTTGAAACCACGCCCGTCATGTTTTTACGTAATGACGGAAACTGCACCATGTTGTAAATGCGCTGCTCTGCCTGCGCCACGAAGACAGGGATATTCGCTATGAAAGAAGTTTCATAGTTCTCCGTGTAGTCTTCGATCGCCTGTTTCAGAGCAGCGTAGTTCATGCCATTGGGCCTCGGGCCATCACGCCTTTAGTAGCTGCACCAGTACCACGGATTTTGATGCCGTCGGTCTTGGTCGTTTCATTGCCAGCAGATTTGCTGATGCGGCCAATGCTCACATCCATGGAGTCAAGCTTGCTGCGATTTTCGCCTTTGCCGGGGTTCTCTTCCAAGTTCACGGGCTTGCCGCTCATGGTGTGCGGCTTAGCGTAGGCTGCTGCGGGGAGGTTGTTAATCTTGGCCATGGTATTAACCTGTCTTTTGGTTGTTTGCACGGGACATGTTGCGGCCAACGCGCATACGGTCTTCGGACGTAGGGCCACCTTTTTTAAGCTTCAAGGATGTGCCCTTGCCGCC